TCTAGAGGGGTTTGAGGTGACGTCCCCGTCGATATCCTCAAACGATTCAACGCTGCCCTGCCTATCTCGGTATTTGCCGATCACTTCAATGTCCATAAGTTCCAAAATCCTGTTTTTAAACCTAGGGTTTTCTAGCTTCCCCTTCCATTTTGTGGCCTGGAATTTTTCTGTTGTTCCATCCTCGTAAACAAGGGTGTACCAGGCTCCACTTTGAAGTATATGCTCAGAGCCCTTGATTGCTTCAAACCACGATTCTTCATCTAGAATCCTAACTTCTTCATCATCCCCCCACAAAATTTGGAATGTACATTGCCGTCGTTCTGTGCCAAACCGAGATTTTTTCAGCGTAGCCTTTACCTCAGAGCCAATGGTAAAGCCATTTTCATCTTTAACATAAGCCGACTTTGCCTTACGGCCCGTCAACCAAATACGAAGGGAAGCGTTATAGACCATAGCCTTACCGCCTGGGGTAAAATATGGCTCACTTAAGGCTTCCATCCTCTGTGCATGATTACTAGCAATGACAGTCTTCAGTTGATTAAGGCCAAGCAATGTGCATTGCGCATTGGCGATGGGGATTGTAAGTTTCTGGAAGGCCAATGATAGCGTCCTGGCTTTCTTACCAACTGACGAATTGGGATTAAAGTCGCCTTCCTTATCAGCCTCAGTGGGGGTGTTGGCAATCGAATCCCATATGAGCAAAGTCTGTTGTTCTGTTCCGATAAACTCTTCTATCATCTCAAGAACTTGCTCGACCGTAACTGCCTGGATGTACATGAATTTTTCTGGATCTGTGTCGACTCCCGCCTTCCTAATGAATTCAGGGTCTATTGCGCTTTCGGAATCAAAGTAGACAACATAGTGACCCATCTTTTGAGCGTTTGCGGCGATATTAACCGCCAGATAACTCTTGCCAGTGGAGGAGAGACCTGCAATCTCCGTAATCTTCCCAACGGGGATGCCAGCTATTTGACCCTTACAGATAATAGAATCTAACCATCGTGACCCAGTGGGGATCCATTCTTTCACTTCAGTAGGGTTTTCTTCATTTAAGTTGTGTGCGACACGCATGCCGTACTTCTTGTTCAAACGCTTCAGCATGTCGCCCATGGCGACCTTGCCTGTCTTCTTCCGTACCCTAGCCACTATTGCCCTCCTGCGTAAAAAAAGAGGCACCTGTGAACCCGTGCCTCCCTGCGGTATAGTACGGAGCTACTCCGTATCAGTATCGACGGCGGTGTCCTCAGGATCGGTAACAGCGGTATCGACGCCCGTATCCTTTGGCTCCTCGGTCTCCTCCGTAGAGCCTTCAGTAGTGCCCTCGATAGCTTCCTCAAGGTCCGTATCAACTATGTCCTCTTCTAAAACACATGTACCACACGCACTAAGCACAAGAACGCTCAAAAGGGTGGCAACAGACACAATATTTCTCTTAAACATACTAAATTTCTCCTGTATTGTTAATTATTGTTAATTAGAATTTTATTCTGTACTGGGAACTTCACCTTCGATGAAGATTTCCAAGGGGTCGGTGTCACCTTCGATGAAGACCTTGTGAGTCTCGCCAACAACATCCGACGTATTCTCATTAGCAGCAATGTCTCTGACCGAGACTAGCCAGAACAAACACATAAAAGCAAGAATTGCCCCAAAAGCTTGAACATACCTATTCTTTACCATATTATTAAAGTTCATTGTTTTTTTCTTTCCATTGTATAAAATAAAAATGAGGCACCTATTAGGTAAACTTGGGAATTGTTTACCAACCCGTGCCTCCCTGCGGTGGGGGGGTCTAGAGGGCTGCGCTACTGTTCAAAAGCTCATTAATCTTCTGATCGACACTATTGCCAGTGTTGCCGCCATACTTCTCAACATTCTCTGAATCGTGAATCTCGCCAGCAAGCCACTCATCAAGCATACGCCCAACTTCCTCTGGCGTCTTGCGAGAGTCAGCAAACACTTCATCATAGTCCGGAATACTTTCCATAGCTTCGGCGGCCATCTTGCCGCCTGGGTCGTCGGAGAAAAGCGGAGATGACCGCCGACGTGGCGTGATTGTAGTCTTAGGGAATTGTGCACCAGCAGGCTTTCCGTAGTTGATGACAAGGTCTGTTCCAGTCTGGGGGTCTGTGATATCATCATAGTCGGGGTTCAGGGCAAGCGTCACAAGCTCCTTGTATGCCATCTTGCCATAGCCCCATAGTCGGACACCCTTATCTTCCTCGCCTCTCACGATGACAGGGGAGAAGAAGCGCTGACGTGCCATAAGGTTCTTCGCCATCTTGATATCCTCCTCGCTGCCAGAATTGAAAAGCTGGCGTACAAAATCATTCAG